CTTGAGGAAGGTGGAGACAAAGAGGCATCACATCCAAAGTTCCGGAAGATAGAACTCAAGTTGAAGAAACTTGCGGCTTTATGCTATTTAACCGACGAACTGATCCAGGATGCAGCCGCACTTCAGAGCATGGTAGCGCAGATGTTCCCGGAGGAATTTGCATGGTTGCTGGATAGCGCAGTTTATAGAGGTGCCGGTGGTGGACAACCCGTCGGTGTTTTAGGCCACGCTTCAGCTGTCAATGTAGCTATACAGCCTGGACAGACATTAGCCAATGGTGCTCTTGTCTATGAAAATATCGTGGACATGTATAGCAGGATGGTTGCCAGTTCGATGCCTCGTGCAGAGTGGTATATCAATCAGAGTTGCTTACCGTGGCTGTTCACAATGGCATTGGCTGTTGGTTTTGGGGGCGTCCCTGTTTATATGCCTGCAAACGGCGCTTCAGCTGCTCCGTATGGAACTCTTTTTGGCAAACCGGTGAATGTAATTGAGCATGCTTCCGCTCTTGGAACTGTTGGAGACATTGCATTTCTCGATCTTTCCCAGTATTTGCTTGCACAAAAGGGTGGTGTTGACCAGGCGAGTTCGATACATATTCGTTTCTTGAATGATGAAACTGTTCTGCGTTTTGTTTTACGCGCAGATGGTCAGCCATTATGGAATGCGCCTTTAACACCAGCAGATGCTTCTGCTAATACTGTGAGCCCGTTCGTATTTCTTGCAGTCAGAGTGTAAGTCAGAGCGTAAGAGGAAATTGATAATTAACAGAATAATTAAAATAAACAAGGAGATATTATGTTTGGAAATGTTTTAACAGAGAATGCGAATATTGTCCAGGGATTACCGCCTGCAAGTGCAGCAATGACACTTGATTCCGATGTTATTAACGTTGCTAATCAGCACAGCGTTACCTTTATTATACATAAGGGAGCTGGAGCTGTTGGAACCGGCACGGTAACGGTTCAGGCTTGCGATACAGTTGGGCCAGGCAACACAACTGCTATTCCGTTTCAGTATCGGCGTATGGTTGGTACAGGCAATGCATGGGGCGCTTTAACTGTTGCAACAGCGGCCGGGTTCGTAACAACGGCATCTGCAAATGATCTTTATGAGATCACTGTTGATCCAGCAGAAGTAACAAATGCAATTGTCAACGCTGCTCGTGGGAATCATTTTGTGCGGTTACATATCGTACAAGTCGATGCAACCGCTGTTTTATGCGGCATTCTTGTCATACTTCCGAGACAGAGGTACCCACAGGAAACACCGATTTCGGCTATTGCTTAAAATAATAAGGGGGGAGAAATCTCCCCTAATTTAAAATGAAATTTAAAATTTAGGAGAAAAAAATTATGGTGGCAACTTTACTTACATTAGAGGCTCTCCAACAGGCAACATATGGAATTCCTTTGATACGTCCAGCGGCAGTTTTTACTGGGGCAAGCTCTACTCCGATATATAATGTTATTGGAGGGCGTGTCGCTATCAGGAATGTTCAAGGGATAATAACTGTTGCGGCGTCAGGAGCTACAAATATTCATTTGCAATCTAATCCCACCGTTGGAACTACCAGCAATATGTGTGCAGTTTTGGCGGCTGCAGGGCTTGAAGTTAATACATTGCTTACTATTGACGGTACTATTGGAACTGCAATGTTTGGCGTAAGCGCTGGGGCGGCACAGGGACAGACCCGCGATTCAATTGTTCCTGCCGGGCAGATTGAATTTACATTATCAGGAGCGCAAACAATAACAGTGGGCTGGATCTTTCATTATGTTTCGATTGATACCGGAGCATATTTGACTCTTGCGTAATTTTCAAGGAGGGTCTTTAGGGGCCTTCCCCTTGCTTTGAAAATAATTTTATCTTTTCATATAAATTAGGGAGATATTATGGCACCACATGGAACTTTTAAGCCGATGAACCAAAATGTTGATTATAATACCGACTATGTAACAGACGCTGGCCGGGTAGTCACCAATAATATGGGTGCTATTCACATGGGCCAGACTTTTTCTTCCCATACCGCACTTGATGTACTTGTTTATGGTACTCCCTGGGATGTTTTATTTCAAACACCGGCAGAAAGATACGTGCATCTGAAATTTATTGATTTGTGGATTAGTTCTGGGGCTATCAGGGTACAGATTTGGGAGGATATCCAGTCATATACCGGTGGATCTGTTGTTGACATGTATAACAGGCGGAGGCCATCAATTATACCAACGACCACAACTACGCCTCTACCAACTACTACGACTGAGGCCCCTGTTGTAAGTTCTATTCTTTTTGAGGTCGATTTGAGACTGACCTGGGCAGAAAAAGAGAGATTTATTTATACTGCCCCATTGGCTGGTGTGCTCCCCACTTATCCAGGTACTACCGAGGTAATTATCAAAGAGGGCGGGGCCGCGGTACTTGGCAAAGCTATCGAGCTCGATGCTTATAGTAAATTGGCTGGTGAAAGAATAACCGCTGACAGGTGGATGGATCATGAATGGATATTCAAACAGGATAAAATGTATTTAATCCGTATCTGGAGAACTTCACCTGTGACAACAACTACAACGGCCGCGCCAACTACAACGGCCGCGCCAACTACAACGGCCGCGCCAACTACAACGGCCGCGCCAACTACAACGGCCGCGCCTCAGTAAAGGAGATTATATATGCTGAAATTTAAGATCAAAAAAAAATTTATTGACAGCGATCGAAAGGAATATAAGACAGGCGATACTATTGAGCTTGATGAGATTAATAAAAGAATTAAAATAGATAGAATGGTAGTTTATGGCATAATTGGCTGTAAACCTATCGGTGTCGCAATCTCAAATTTAAAAAAAGCTGTGAATGACCTTGGTAAAATTATTGAAAAAAAGAAACGTGGAAGGCCACGAAGACCTGAAATAGAAAGGGCCGTTATTTTATGAAAGATTTAAGGAGAAATTAACATGCCCAAATGGACGATAGGCATGCCGAGTTATAACAATTTTGCTGAGGTATTTTTTACTGTACAGTCATTGCGCATGCATCATGATTTAAAAGATGCCGAAATAGTTATCGTTGACAATTTTGGCGACAATGCTCTGGCCAAGTGGGTTAAAAATAATGGCAAAGGCGTGGTGCGGTATGAAAGATTTAAAGATATACAGGGTGTAAGTATTGCAAAGAATAGAGTATTTGAGATTGCAACCGGTGAATTTGTACTCTGTATGGACTCCCATATTTTAATTAAACAGGGGGCCCTTGACGTCGAATTGGAAGGCGATAATTTTTATCAGGGGCCGCTAATGTATTCCAATTGCAAAAGCTATTCTCTATCATGGGATAATGTATGGCGTGCACACATGTGGGGCATATGGAGTAAAGCGGTGACAGAACTGCCATCAGAACCTGTTGAGATATGGGCGATGGGTGCTGGTTTTTTCGCTTGCAGGCGGGACTCATGGCTGGAATTTAATCCGGGGTTCCGTGGATTTGGTGGTGAGTCGGGATATATACAGGAAAAATACCGCAAAGCCGGAAGGAAAGTTTATTGCCATCCGAAGATGGTTTGGTCACATTTATTTCATTGTGAAGGTACAAAAATTCCTTATCCTTTAAAAACCGCGGATAGAATTAAAAACTATCTTTTAGGTTTTCGAGAATTAGGGCTCGACACAGCCCCGATATATAAGGAGTTTGGTGATGCCGCGTAAGGGCTATAATGAACGCATATATCGATTTGGGAGCTTATCGTGGGTTGTATGTTAAAAGATACAGATCAAGCAGCATGTATACTGCCGGCTGCAGTATATACGCCTTTGAATGTAATAGAACCGTACGTAACATCGATTATGGCCCAGATGTTAAACTTATACGCAGCGCCGCATGGATATATGATGGCGAATTAGATTTTTATATTAGCAAAAGTAACCCCTCTATGGTTCAGGGCTCTTCCGTGTATAAAGCAAAGCGGACTGGTAACCTTGATAAAGAACACCCACAGAAAATACCTTGCATTGATTTTTCAAAATGGATTAGAGATAATTTCCAAAAAGAAGACAACATCATTATCAAAATGAATATCGAGGGCGCGGAGTATGATATTCTTGAAAAGATGATCGCTGATGGGACTATTGATTATATCAAGACGTTATTTGTTCAATTTCATTGGCAGAGAATTGGTGAATCGGTAGACAGGCACAATAGATTAGTACTGGAATTAAAGAAGCATCCTATAAAATTATTCACCGGGTATGGGAATTTTAAATGAGTATTGGAATTTTAGTCCCTCATGGGAAATACTTTGCGGCGGAATTCCTTGCTCATGCATTAAATGCAAAGACATTCGGGCTATGTACTAAAGAATTAAATGTAGAGCACTTAATAATAATAGGTATGAGGGCATTAAAAAGATATAGCAAATTAAAAAAGAAAGACTTTAAATCCGTTGCGGTTATTTTCAGCGATACTAATTTCTGCAGGTATTATAAGTGGTGCAATAAATATACCTTGGAAAACAACATTCCAGTATATGCCATGCCAGATTTAAATGATTATTGTTTACAACCCTTTACACCGGCATATCATACAATTACTTTGCCGGATATAGAGATAAAGAAACCTGACGATAGAACAGTGATATGTCATTCCCCAGGAACGAAAGCAGAGGATAATATTAAAGGAACTGAGCAGATTGAAATTGTTATAAATGAATTATCTAAAAAATATAACATAGAATACTTGGTATTGAAAAATTTATCGTGGAAAGATTGTATAAAAGTAAAGAGTACGGCACATATTTTTATTGATCAGCTTACAAAAAACAATCCTTTTATTGATCAGTATAGATTCGGCGGTGAAATAAAATATAAGGGTGCCTTGGGAAAATCAGGAATAGAGGGAATGCTTTTAAAGTGTTGCACTATTACGACTATGGGTTTTCACGAAACGGCGCCCTTTTTTCCTTTTCCCCCGGTAGTATTGACTGATTATTTTGATTTAATGAATGTATTGGAAATTTTAATAAATGATACCAAATATAGAAATAGCTTAATTGAAGATCAATACGGATGGGCAAAGAAATATTGCAGTCCGGAATTTGTTGCCATGAATGTAACGAGGCATATTAATGAAACAGTTTAATACATGGGAACGGTACTTTGATCCGAAACACCCGAAGCATATATATCAAGTGGTAAGACATGGGTGGTTTATGGATAGGGTACATGGCGATAAATTACTTGATGTAGGATGTTCCGGCGGATTGGGGCTGTTTCTTGCAGGAAAAAAACCTGATATAGGTGAATTGCATGGAATTGATATTTGTGAAAATACTATAAATTTATCAAGAAAACGATTGGCCTGTTATAAAAATAAATTGATAATTTTGTATGTCGCTCCGGCCGAAAAGATGCCTGAGAGTGATAATTATTTTGATTGCGTAATGTGTGGCGAGACCTTGGAGCATGTAACTGACGATAAGATTGCCGCGTTAGAAATTGCGAGAGTTACGCGTGCGGGCGGCACGTTGCTTGTTTCGGTTCCCAAAGAAGGGCATTTATCAAAAGAACACGTAAGGCTTTATACAAAGGGGGGCCTGAGAGATTTAATTGCTAATGCCGGATTTGACATCATTGAAGAGTCGGAAATGAAAGCAAGCCCCAGAGGGTACTATCTATTATTAAAGGCCATAAAAAAATGAAAATAATTTTAGTTGCTGGAGCCAGGCCTAATTTTATGAAGATCGCACCTATTATGCGGGAGTTAAATCATTTGCAACCTATTCTCGTTCATACGGGGCAGCATTATGATTACAATATGTCCGAATCCTTTTTTGAATTATTGGGTATAAAGAAACCTGATTATAATTTAAGAATAGACCCAGGTTCATATGCACGCCAAGTCGCAGAAATAATGACCTCTTTTGAGGCTGTATGTTTAAAAGAAAAGCCAGGTCTGATCATAGTTGTAGGAGATGTAAATTCTACTCTTGCAACTGCACTTGTGGCTAAAATATTGCATATAAAATTAGCGCATATTGAGGCCGGTTTACGTTCTTATGATAGATTAATGCCAGAGGAAACAAACAGGGTAATTACAGATTCGGTTGCTGATATTTTATTCGCAACGGAACCGCAGGCTACAAGAAACTTAATCAGAGAGGGGCTTTCAAATATTCATTATGTCGGCAATGTAATGATAGACAATCTTTTTTATCAATTAAAAAGATTGAACGAGAAATCTAAAATTAAAAGTAGATTGCCTAAAAAATATATATGCATGACAATGCATAGACCTGAAAATGTTGATAACAAAAACACATTGAGAACTGTTGTTGAAACTTTAAATAAAGTTGCCGAAATAATGCCAATAGTATTCCCTTGCCATCCACGCACAAAAAAGCAGATAGATTTATATGGATTCAAGGATTTATTTAATAAGAAAATTATTATTACCGAACCACTTAATTATAATGAATTTTTGTCTTTATGGAAAAACGCGGCTTTGGTTATTACTGATAGTGGCGGGTTGCAGGAAGAAACAACAGCCCTGAAAATACCTTGTATTACTATAAGAAAAAACACAGAGAGGCCGATAACTGTAGAAATAGGATCGAATGTTGTAGTGGGAACGAATAGGAATAAGATTATTGATTATAGCAAAAAAGCATTTAATGGAGAGTGGAAGAAAAGTCTTATTCCTGAATTATGGGATGGGCAGGCCAGTAAAAGAATTGTAGATATTTTATTAAGTAAAGGTTAAAATGAACGGTTTATTATATGTGGCATTTGGAGAGAAGTTTGACCAGATGGCTGCAAAGACTATTGCCTATAGCCAAAGGTTTACCGATTTACCTATAACGGTTTTAACCAATATAACCAATAGATGTGCTGGATGGGCAAAAACCAGGAACATAAATTTTGTTGAAATCAATGATGTAACGGGTAATAACAGGAATTATAAAACATCCATGATTAATTACTCCCCCTATGATAAAACAATTTATATGGATGTTGATTCTGTTATACAGCAGGCGGGTATCGAACAGGCCTTTGATAAATTAAATGGAAATGATTTAATGTTAAACATATATGGTCAATGGGTAGGCAGGGTACCATTATCATATTATCGTGATGCCATGAAAATTCTGGGAGTCTCTATTCCCATTATTATTTATTATGGTGCCTTCGTCGGGTTTTCAAAAACTGACATGGCGAAGAAGTTTTTTCTGGAATGGAATAAGAACTGGAAGAAATCAGGAATTGCGCGTGAGATGCCTGCGCTTGCGTGCACAGTAAAAAAGATGCCTGATTTGAAATTGGTTAGAATAGGAAATAAAGCTGGTATTTTTACGTGGAGAATACAAAAAGGTTTTTGCATACAGCATGAATACGGCGCTAAATTCTGGAAAATGTTTTTTCCGAAGGGATAGACAATGAATTATTCGATGAAATTAATTACTCCACCTTCTGTTGAGCCGGTAACGGTTGCAGAGGCTAAAATATATGCACATATTGACCATGATGTAGACGATAGTTTAATAGCAACGTGGATTAAAACGGCCCGTATTCTGGCGGAGAGCCATCAACGCAGGGCTTATTACGAACAGACATGGGAATTATCATTTGACGGTTTTCCCGGGTTGCCTTTATTAATACCACGGCCACCGTTGGTGAGAGTTGTTTCTATAAAATATTATGACTATCAGAATACGATGACGTCCATGGGGCTCTCTGATTTTATAATAGACATAAATCATGAACCGGGACGGCTCACGCATTCTTATGATACAACATGGCCTACGGTAACATTAAAACCAATTGATGCAGTAAGAATACGCTTTATATGCGGGTATGCTCATCAATCGACGACATCGACAACGACATTTGCGCCGGATCTCGAAGATATACCTGACAATGTAAGAGATGCTATATACTTGTACTGCGGTTTTCGGAATGAAAACAGATCCGGGGAAATTGTAGAGATACCCCGGCAATTTTATGATCTATTAAATCAGGACGGGATTTATACACCTTAAAAAGGATTCTATATGGTAGAAATAACAAGAAACCAAAAAAATTGTGTTGTTAAGTCGGACTGTTATAGTGTAAATATTAATAATAGCGGTACGATAAGAAGGTTATCTTTTAACGGAATTGATACGGGGCTTAAACGGGAAGGGTGTGAATATTGGAAAGCTGATGGCTTACATTTTGAGCAGGAGTTTGGTAGTATTTTGCATTTTGAGCAGGAAAGAAACAGGATTAAAGTTACCGCAACTTTAAAATCACCAAAGAATAAACCCGGTGGAAAATGTATTACCAAATACAATTTCAAAAAGAATTCTATAGTTATTGAAAGTGAGATATTCCCTGCGTGCGCTATGGTTTCTTATGATAAATATGTTTGCTTCAATCCTAAAGAATATACGCATTACAGTTTTGACGGTAAGGACTTTAACGAAATAAACAAATATAGCTTTATTGATACCGACACGAAAAGCATAACATTAAAAAACGGTGACAAAGTTATAGTGATAAAATGTCTATCCGAAATAAGCGAAATGCGTATATACAAAACGAGGTCAATGGTTGAAATAAAACCAAATTGGATTGATCCAATTATGAAAATTGAATATAAGATTTATGTATTACCAAAGAAAGAAATAACGGTTGATGAATTACCAACGGCAGGGGAAGAAAACATTAGCGACTGAGTTACGGCATTATATAACCATTCAATACTTAACTAAACTTGAAGACGGTGAGGGCGGTTATATTGAGTCATGGCATAGCAGGCCTAAAATTGCAGCAGCAATTTATCCAATACGTGCTGCCCAGGTATTGGAATACCGTTCTATTAATGTTGAAGCAAGCCATATAATTAAAATCAGGGGGAAAATAGATTTAACAGAAGTTGACCGGATTTATTGGGATGTTAAAGAAAAGATTTTTGAAATATTAACCATTGAAAATATACAGGAGCAGGACTGGGTAAAATGGATAACCTGTAAAGAGCGCAGTTTATCCGGTGAGGAATCGCAGACAACGACAACAATGGCTCCGACAACAACACCAGGACCATAATATGGTAAATAATTGTATATATAAAAGTTTTATGAAAGATGTTTTTAAAGACATAGAGAAAGCCGAAAAAAAAGTATTGAAGGAAGCGGCCGTGCATGTGCAATTAAAAATGAAGGAAAAGGCAAAGAATAAATTTAAGAAAAAAACAGGCGCGTTATTGAAAGGCATTGGATATAAAATTATTGATAGAGACACAGCGCTCGTCGGGGCTGGTCCGCCGGCGTATCACGCTCATCTCTTAGAATTAGGAACTATGGATAGAAAAACAAAAACAGGATTATCAAAGGGACGGATAATAAAGACTCCTTTTATGATACCTACTTTTGAAGAAGAATCAGAAGCGGTAAAAAGAATTATGTCAGGATTAACTGTATGATTGAAAGCACAATAATATCGGCCTTAAAGGCCGATACGGTACTTAAAACAAAGGTAACACTTTACTCTGGTAGTCCGGCGATCTTTAACAGGCTGGCGCCGGAACAAGCAAAAATGCCCTATGTGACTATTGATATAACACGGAGCCCAACACCAGGTGAATTAATTTTGCATAATTTTATTCTCATGGTGGATTATTGGGACAGCGGAACATCGACAAAAAAGGCGAGTGAAGCCAGCGAAAGAATAGAATACATATTGGATAATAAGCAATTTACACACGCAAGATACACATCAATACGAATATGGTTTTTTTCAGGCGGGTGGGTTGAGGATGGAGACCCGCGAACCATACATTATAATCAACAATTTTCAGTTAGAGCATGCAGAAAAAAATGGATTGACAACCTATAACAATTTAAAAAAGGAGCAATATTATGGGTAGATGGCACGGTATTACAAGTGACACTTACAAAAGGCTTATTATAGACTCAGGTGCGGTCTATAAGGATTTTACTGATCTGGCAAACCCTGGAACCCGCGTTGGAGCAACCAGGGGCGGTTCAACGTTTACCATTGAACAGGAATTTAAGGACATGGCTGTTGATGGAGCAAAGGGCCCGGTCAAGGGAAGCCGCAGAATTACCAAGGTGAACGTGAAACTGGTATGTAATTTCATCGAGCATAGTGCTGATTTGTGGGAAATGGCATTACCGGGTTCTGAGTACGCAGCCGATTTTGCAACTACTATCGCGCCTGTGGATTCAGATCATGTTGAATTCCGCCGGTCATTGGAAATAGCATTATCAGATTATATCGATAATGTTGTTCTCATTGGACAGATAACAGGAACCAACCAGGCTGTCGTTTGTGGTATCAAGAACGCACTTGCAGACGGTAATTTTGAAATGGCATTTACGGATAGCGAAGAGACGGGCCTATCCGTACAATTGACTGCGCATTTCGATCCGGATAATCTGGATGAGGAACCCTGGATACTATGGTATCCTGAGGATCTGACAACTACTACGGCGCCGTAATATGGGGCACTGATCTTTTAAAACCCCTCTACCGATATAACGGAGGGGGGTTTTTATCCTGCCTTTAAGGGCGCTTAAAATGCCTTTAAAGGATATTAAAAATTTGAAAGGGGATTTATGAATATAAGGCCATTATTAACATCCGATCTGTTTCTGGTGATTGGAATGTTGAAAAAAATTGGCAATACAAAGCTGAGTAAGCTATTTGTATCTGATCAAACATCGACCAAAAAAGAAAAACCCGGGGAAGATCAAAGCGTTGAATTTGGAATTCGGGTATTAACTGAACTATATGATAATCTCATAGAGGACTTACAGGCATGGTTTGCATCACTAATAGATAAAACTGTTGAGGAGTACATGGCCACGCCTGCTACAACGACTCTTGATATTATTGATCAGCTCGTTAATAGTGAGGATGAGAAAGGTTTTTTTTCTCGTGCCTTGCAGCTATACAGAAAGATAGGCACATCAAGGAGTGGTGGAAAGAAAAAATAAATTTATACCGGTACCATTTCAGATGCAGCCATGAGGATTTTTTAAGAGTACCTTATTCTGATTTTGAAGAACAGATTAAGTATATCGAAAAAAGAAGAGAAAAAGAAACGAGAAACGGGTATGTAATGGCTGCGTACGGCTCCTGGCTGCAGGGCAATGCGGGGAAAAAGTCATTCGGGGATTATTTAAACAGTTTAGGATTAGTGGAAAAACATTCTAAGACGCCGCGCTCGCAGAATAGAAAACTCGCTCTTAAGGGGTATGGCGTAGCTCAGAAAATACTTAAAATGTATATAAGGAAAAAGAAGAAAAAATGAGAAAACTGTTTCAATTAGTTGGTGAGCTCTCTATAGCTGGTATTGATAAGGTCAATCAACAGTTTGTACAGGTTGATAAAGAGGCCAGGAAGGTGCAGAAGTCTATAGCGCTTCTTGGTAAGAATATGGAAAAAACCGGCAAGAATATAACAAAATGGGTTACTGCTCCGCTGATTGGGCTGGGCGCTGCTATGGTTTTGGCGGCTGATAAAACTGGAAAGTATGCTGATAAATTATTGGATTTAACAGAAATCACCGGACTATCCACCGACAGCCTGCAGGAAATGGAACATGTAGCACGCATCGCCGGAGTTGATTTTGGTGGTTTAACAAATACTATTGCCAAATTTACAAGTAAACTGCCTGAAATAATAAGGGGAACCGGGTATTCGACGGAAGCTATTAAAAAACTCGGAGTAGAGATCTTTGATACCGATGGCCATGTTAGAGATATGAATGACCTGTTCCCTGAAATGATTAAAAAAATGCAGGGTATGGAAAATGTAACAGAAAGGAATGCCATTGCACAGCAGATATTTGGGCGTTCATTGCAGGATATAGCCCCTGTACTCGGTATGACAGCGGACGAATTTGACCGGACTATTCAGGAAGCGCACGATCTAAATCTGATAATAGGTGAGGAGGGGATAAAAACCGCTAATGAGTTCCGCAAAGAAATGGAAAAGTTAAAAGCCGAATTTACTAAATTCTGGCAGCGCCTGGCAATTGATTTCATCCCCACTTTAAAAGACACATTTATTCCTCTTTTAAGAGGCACTCTTTTACCAATATTTGAGAAAATCAGCAAAGCTGTTAAAGGGGTAGCTGATTGGTTTAATGATTTAAGCGACGCGCAGAAAAAGACCGCGCTCGGAGTAACAGCGTTTTTGATAGTATTAGGGCCATTCCTTATGGTACTCGGTAACATTGTCATATCTACAAAGGCTCTAACATCCGCGGTTTTATTAATGAATACTGCTATGCTCGCAAATCCGTTTGTATTGGCCGCGGCTGCGATAGTTGCTATTGGTGG